AGGCTTGCTAGCCGTCCGGGCAAGAACATTCCTTGGAATGTAATGCAAGGTATGATTTCTGGTCTAAAGGTTCCCACAGAAGATGAAGGCTTTGACGAAATCTGGTACGCAGATTAACTGTTGTAGCAATACAACACACCCAAGCCCAGTTTGACTGGGCTTCTTTTTGAGTGTATAATAACAATTATGAAAACATATATCACCAGTGACCTGCATTGGGGTCACAAGAACATCATGAACTTTTGCCCTGTGTCCAGGGCCAGATTCCGCAATGACGTGGACTACATGAACGAAGCCATGGTCCGGGAATGGAACGACTTGATCGAACCTGAAGACCTGGTGTACATCCTGGGCGATGTGGCATTCTTGCCAGCTCAGAAGGCTACAGAATACATGCGCCGATTGAATGGTCGCAAGATTCTTGTACAAGGCAATCATGACCGCAAGCTGTTGAACGATCCTAGCTTCCGCGGTTGCTTTGAAGAAATTCACCACTACCTGGACATCAACTATGCTGGCACCAAGGTTGTGATGCTACACTATCCTATCGCAGAGTGGGATCAGATGCATCGTGGTAGTGTTCACTTTCACGGTCATTTGCACGGTGGTGCCAGCGGCATGGAACGGTACCGTTGCAGAGACATGGGCATTGATGCTACTGGGCAGATTGCTGTGCTGATGGAAGACGCTATCCGTGACGCTATGCGGGGCGAGATCAAAGGGCATCACAAGTAATACTTTTGTAGTACTTGATTTTGGTTGACTCGAATTGCCCAATTTGCTATAATATACACATAGCAAAGCAAAAAGGAGAACAAAATGATAGTTTATTCTGTTTTAGAGCAAATCGAGTACGAAGGTTGTGACCTGTTGGGCGTGTTTGGTTCGCGTGAAGACGCAGAACAATTCATACGTTCATATGACGGATTCGTTCGTCAGTATCCAGGTCACTCCTATGGTTACGTAGAGTCGCAACTGGGTCAACCAGTTGATTTCTACAGTGACGTGGTGTATGTTGGATAAGGAGATAACAATGGAAGGGTTCACAATGGAACAAAGTGGCATGGATGTTGTGCGCAAGGCACAGGTCTATGCCATGGCTGCTCACGCCGCAGTTGGGCAGAAGCGTAAGTACACTGGTGAGCCCTACATCGTACATCCAGCAGAAGTTGCCCGGATTGTAGCAGGTGTTCCTGGTAGCACTCCTGACATGGTTGCGGCTGCTTGGCTTCACGATGTGGTGGAAGACACCGGTTGCACATTTACTGACATCCATATGGCCTTTGGCATAGACATTGCTACACTTGTGGGATGGTTGACTGACGTGAGCAGGCCCGAAGATGGTAATCGTGCTGTTCGTAAGGCTCGGGACCGTGCTCACACTGCTGAAGCACCTGCTGAAGCGCAGACCATCAAGTTGGCAGATTTGATCTCCAACAGTAAGAGTATCATGGAACATGATCCTGCTTTCGCTAAGACTTACTTGGAGGAAAAGCGTTTGTTGTTGGCTGTGATGACCAAGGGTGATCCGGGTTTGCACGCCGAGGCTAGTAAGTATGTAGGAGTTGAAGAATGAACGAACGAATTAAAGCCCTTATGGGAAAGACACTGGATAGTGAATTCAGTCACACCTGGGACACTATGACATATGAAGGCTTGCTACAGTTTTCAGAAAAGTTCGCCGAGTTGATTGTGCAGGAATGTGCTAACGCTATTGTCAATGATAGTCGCTTGAATGATGTTCGTAGTGCCGCTAATGGATGTGTGCGAACAATTAAACAACATTTCGGAGTTGAAGAATGACCTAAATCCAATGGTAACACTGACTTGGTATAAATATATGTATGACAAACGCATACTTATATAAATGGACAGAGTTATCAACAGGCAAGTATTACATCGGAGCAAGATACGCAAAAGGTTGTCATCCAGATGACGGTTATCTTTGCACTAGTAAAATTGTAAAACCAATGATTTTGGAAAACAGAGATAACTGGAAAAGAGAAGTCTTGTGTGTAGGTAATCCTGACGATATTGTTAAGTTGGAATCAGCATACTTGACGGCATTGGATGCGAAAAATGACCTTATGAGTTATAATAAGCACAATGGTGATGGTAAGTTTAGTTCTCTAGGTAAGCCCTCTTCTCTTAAAGGCAGAGTAGGCAATCGCAAGGGTATGAAAAATTCTGCGGAACATAACGCAAAAAACGCGGCTGCCCACTTAGGAAAGCCTTCACCGAACAAAGGACGCCCCTCACCTCTCAAGGGAAAGCCAGCAAATAGACAATTTAAACCGCAACCCGAAGAAGCAAATAAAAAGAGATCCGAAGCATTAAAAGGTCGTATAATAACAGAAGAACACAGAGCAAAAAATTCTGCCGCTAAGTTAGGTAAAGAAAGACCAAAAGTAGTGTGTAGATTGTCTGACAGAAAAGAAATGTGTTTAGCCCACTTTAACAGGTACTTAAAATGATTAACAAAGAATCAGTAAAGCAATATGTGTTGGATAACCCAAAGTCAGTGTCAATGCGAGAGTCACCTGACCTACCTGGTGCGTATGTGCTGAAATACAAGAAGTCCGTTTTCTATAACAACACTTGGGACGATTTTTTGGAACATTGCCGTGGCACCGTAGTTGACAAAGACTTTAACCTTATCGCCTACCCATTCCAAAAAATTTACAATTACGGAATTGAAGACCGTGCTCCAAAGTTCTCTGAACTTGATACTATTGTAACCGCTTATCGCAAAGTAAACGGTTTCATGGTTTCCGTATCTTATTGGAACGGTGACGTTCTAGTGAGCACAACTGGTAGCACATCAGGTGACTTTGTTGAAATGGCCAAGGAGATGATGCTAAAGCACATGCCTTGGGCAGATTGGCAAATGGCCATGATGGCTGATGACTGCCGAGACATGACTTTCATGTTTGAGTGCGTACACCCTAACGATCCTCATATCGTGGTCGAAAAGCCAGGTATGTATATCTTGGGTTATCGTGAAAAGACATGGCAGTCAGACGTGGGTCATCACCCTGCTGTGTTGGCACAACTGGGTGAAATGTTCAAGTGCTTTGTTCCTGAATGCCAACACTTAACTGTGCGGGCACTCAAGAACTTGGTCAAGACTGTCAAGCACGAAGGTTTTGTGTTCTACGACGAAAACGGTGTGGGTGCCAAGATCAAGAGTCCTTACTACTTGACTGCCAAGTGGGTAGCTCGCAATCCACGCACAGACAAGCTGATGACTCCCGAGTTCCGTGAACAGATCGACGAAGAGTATTATCCCTTGTTGGACGCTATTCGTGAGAACATTGTGGCGTACACTGCCATGGACGAGCAAGCTCGACTGACATGGGTACGCAACTATATGGAGGCGGCCTAAGGAAATGTATGATGGAGGCCCTGTACCGCGAAAAGTCGAACGTTCACCTTGGCAAAGCTGGTTTGCGTGGCATCCTGTAAAGATACACGGACGCCGTGTGTGGTGTAAAACTGTGTACCGCCGTTGTATCAATACCTACGTTGACTTTGATGATTGGAGTCATTATGAGTATGGCACAATATTTGATTTGTTAAAGGATTCAGAATGAAAGACGAAAGTCATTTGCCTGTTGCAGAACAAAGTCTGGTGTATCGCCTTCGCAAGCGGGCGGAAATTAGACGCAACATCAAGGACCGTAAGAGTGTGCAGGAAGGTGCTGCCGACAAGATCGCTGACCTCTTGGAAGAAGCTGCTGACGAGATTGAACGATTGAAAGGTGACGGCCGGCCTTGACCTCTGCGACAGCACGTGGAAGCGGTTGGGTGATCATGGAACGGCCGTCACCAAAGGACGGCGCTGGAAACGTAACCAGCACTTATAGCCCAAAAGGGCTATTTTTTTGACTGCAAAATCTGTATAATAAATATGTTTGCAACGCCGGCAGGTGCCGACGTCGGTATCCCAGACGCCTAGGGTAGAGAAACCCTTTTACCAACATGATATGATTGGAACGCCGTCCGTAGCAGAATTCTCTGCAAGCAAATTACTTTATTTTAAGGAAAAATTATGATCAGAATATTGTGTGCCCTTCTATTGG